TTAGACCTTCAGTGATCTTTGTCTTTGCAGACCACCCAAGTTCTCTGTGAATTTTAGACGAATCCATAGCATATCTGAAATCATGACCTTTGCGGTCTGTTACGAAATTGATCCAGTTCTGATACATATGAACTGGCTTTCCCATGAGATCTAGAATAAGCGAAACCATTTCAAGATTGCTCATTTCATGACCGCCACCAATGTTATATCGCTCGCCTCTCTTGAAGTTTTCACCAATAGCAAGCAATGCTTCACAATGATCTTCGACAAAGATCCAATCACGAACATTCTGCCCATTTCCGTAAACAGGCACTGGTGTATTATTTTGAATATGACGAATCACAGTGGGAATAAATTTCTCACCATGCTGTCGCGGACCGTAGTTGTTCGAGCAGTTTGTTACAACAGCATCAATGTTATGCGTGTTTACATAAGCACGAACTAAATGATCGCTGGCTGCTTTAGAGGCAGAGTAAGGATTACGTGGGTCGTATGGAGTCTTTTCGATAAATGGTGGATCGTCATGCGAGAGAGATCCGTACACTTCGTCGGTAGAAACATGGACTAGTTTTCCACCAAACTTCTTAATGCACTTTAGAATGTTGTGAGTACCTTCAATATTAGTGCTGATGAAATGATCGTCACCAGCAATAGAGTTATCAACGTGAGACTCAGCAGCAAAATGGTATGTAATTTTTGGGTCATAATCGTAGTATAGTTGATCAAGTCGATTGATATTGCGAATGTCACAACGCTGGACAATTACACGATAATCTTCGTATAGTCCATTTATGTTCGAACCGTTTGCTGCGTATGAGTAGTTGTCAAGAATGACAACTGTATCTGCGGGATACTTTTTTAGGTGAGCGAATACAAAGTTAGATCCGATAAATCCCAAACCACCAGTCACGAATACAGTCATAAAGCCTCAAGGTTGAAAACCCATTTTATCAAGTTTCAATTTTCCAGTGCTACTACTTCTTCTCTCAACGCCTTGCTTAGATCTTAAAAATGCTTTTTTAGCAGATTCTTTTGGATCAGAAATCAGTGCAGTCATAATACCTTTTCTATCTATACCAAATTTCATAAACAAAACGCTTTTACTTGTTACATCAACAAATAATTCATGGTAAGACGCATCGGTTTTTGAATATTTAGCCAGTTCTTTTTCAAATAAGAAATTGATCATGGAAGCCAGCGCTGCTCCATGTTTCTTAAAATTTGCTGCAGCGTCTGGATTGTCGTTTATAATCTTCATAAATGAAGCAGGAACTTCACTCTTTGCAAGTTTAGCCTCATTACCTGTTGACATAACTGCAATAACTTTCTCGTAATCTGCGGCTTTGATAAACGGGAATGTGCTTGGGTAAAATTGTTTAATTGCTTTTATTGGTCCACTCACAACGTTACTCTCATCTAAAACCTGCATCACTTTATATGGTACAGTTTTTTCCCATTTCTTTTTAAGTGCAGCATTTGCTGGCTCACTTAAAATTTGAATAACGTTTCCTGGTTTAAGAGTATTTGTTGCTCCCTCTAATGCTTTATTAGATATAAGAACTGGTTTATTATTTTTGTACACAATAAAGTCATACAATGCTTCTGTATCAGAAACAGAATATTCGCACATATTTGTCATACGAATACCTGATATCAAATTATTCTTAACGGCTAATATTGGTCCAGCAACCTCAGCGAAATAGTTTGTGATCTCATTTAAATGTTGAGCTGTTACACCTGCTGGAATATTAATCTTATCTCCAGATTTAGATTGTAAAATATCTTTACATACTGTTGCAACTTTTTTATTTGATAGATTGTTCAGTTTTCTAAGAACTAAATCTTCATGCGCAGAGATACTTCTCTTTCTTCCAGTGACACCTAATTCAGACGGTTTTAACATTCTGCTTGTAAACCTTCTTTAAAAATCTCTTCCAAATCTTTGGATCAGTTTTGCGGAAATGCAAACGGTACATAAAGATGGCTTCAGATTCTCTCCAGCCAATTTTATGCGCTTTTCTTAATTTATTTATATCGAGTTTCTCAGCCTGAGTTTCATAGGCATGAGCATCAACCTCGTCTGGATTTCCATAGTACATCACTTTCAAACGATTCTGCCTCTTTTTTGGGGAGTATTGTTTTGTATACACATACCCTCGCCCACGTTGCTGGTGTTTGTGGCGATATTCGTGATGTATGGCTCGAGCAATTTTAAGTGCAAGATTTTGAGATTCTTTGTCTGTTATCGTCACTTTCTTCTTATTCTTGGGAAAAGAAAGCGTGATCATTATATTTTCTGGAATTGTTGAGAGTATTCGAGGACAGTATTGACCAGAGACAATTACAGAATGATGTTCCAAGTATTCTTCATCATATCTGTTAGATGTAAAATAGATAATTGATTTTAAAAACGATTGATTTAAGCCACGAATAATTGCAGGCACAGACTTCTCGCCAACCCATGAGGGTGCAAGTTTATCAATTTTCTTTTGAATCTTGTCTAACTTCATACCTTCAGATTTTTAAATTTATCTGTCGATCGTTTTCCGCGATCAAATACAGGCTTTGATTCGGCTTCTTGCATTACTGCATCTTGGGCTTTCTGTTCCAGATCGTAGAGTTTCATCTTGGCTCGATCAACACCAACGGTGAATCTCTTATGAAGATTTGGATCATTATATCGATTCTTCAATTGCTTCACGAGCATTTGATTCAATTGCTGCAGTTCTTCGTTACTCACCAACGCAAACATAAAGTCAGCAGTGGCAGGTAAACCGAACGATTCAGAAGTATCTTCCAGTCCAGGGTCAGAGTTGCTAAAGCCAGATCGAGTCGTCTGAGTAGCCGACACAATCGGTACATTATTCTCCACCGCAAGACCGCGAAGTTCTTCAGCAATCGCTTTGATATAGGTATAGGAGTTGACATTCGCACCTGCTTTGATTCGTGCTGACGCGCAAATATTTAGATAGTCAACGAAGATAATATCAGGGCGGAAATTTTTCTTCAGAGAAAGATCGTTAATCAATGCACGAAAGTGAGCAGGATTCGCAGAGGCAGTTGGATACTCTTTAATGATCAACTTGCCCTTAACCTTTTCCTTGAGTTTACCCATGCGCTTCTCATACATGTCCTTTGGCATGTTCATGAGATCGTCAAGAGAAACATTTAGAAGATTCGCATCGATTCTTTCAGCGATCTTCTCTTCACTCATTTCAAGAGTGATATAAAGAACATTGTAGTTTTGCGTCAGGCAAGAAGCAGCCACATGACACATAAAAAGAGACTTGCCGACGCCAGTACCTGCAAGAGCAATATTGAGGGTCTTTTGCGGAAGTCCTCCTTTAGTGATCTTGTTGAAGTATTCAAGATCAAATGGGATTCTTTTTTCGATGCGATGATAGAAATCGTACCGATCAGCGTAATTATCCAAAAAGTCGTGACCAATATGAGGATCGAAACTAACGCCCAAAGCATCAGACAAAAGAGTAGGAATGCTTCCTTTGCCCCTCGCTTGATCTTTTCCATCGAGGATTTGAATTGAATCCATGATTGCATTATAGATTGCCTTTTCTTGACAGAATTTTTCCGTTGTATCAAGTAGCCAGCCGAGTTGTTGTTCTGTTTTGTCACTTGCCACCTCCTTGAGTAGTTCAAGAGACTTATTTAACTCCACTTCAGTAAGTTTGCTTGATTCTTTTAGGCTGATCTCGAGTGCTGCAATCGGAGGAAGATTATTATACTTTAGAATGAACTGCTTTATTTCCTCGAATATTTTTCTTTCGTGGCTTTCGGTTAGATACTCGCTCTTGAGGAATGGGAGACTCTTCCTCATAAAAGCCTCGTTCCGAATCAAGTTCGATAGAATCAGCGTTTCTGTTTTCATTCTTATCCCTTACATGATTTTGAATTGCACCATTAAGTATACTACGCATTACATTTTGAGTAAAGCGTTCGAAACCTTTGGACTTCACATTACAATTATTCACGTTTGATATAACATCATAGTCAAATGTCATTTGACCATCATCACCAATCTTCACATTTGCAAACTCAACAATCACACCATCATATTTCTTTAGAAATTTAATCGCAAATGATCCTGGAGGACCATTTAAATCAAAAAAGAAAGTATAGTGCTTGTCAAGTTTGATGAACTTTCGAGCATACCAAAATTCATACTTGGCGATTAGATCTTGAATCTTATTCATGACCATCGTCTACAACCTCATCAATCAAACTACCAGCAACGGCTGCGCTGAATTGATAGTTTGTACGAACCCACTCTTTAAATGATTCATCAGCAAGAATGCTATCCCAGAAATCAGCAGACTCTGTATCAGCCATACGCCACTTCTTGGCTTCCACTTCACCAGTGGTGGTATTGACTTTAGCATACCAGCCTACATTTGGCTTCGTAACATGACCAGACTCAAGTGCCATGTCAAGAAGACCACTGTACTTAGAAATGCCACCATCGAAACGAACAGTGACAGGGATCTTGGCTTTTTCACGAACATAACGAGATTTCTCAACATTGATAATAAAGTTGTAACCAATTAGGTCAGTGCCATCTTTTTCTTGCTGACGACCAAGAATGTAAATGTTATCAGCAGAATAATAAGAACCTGTTCCGCCACCGACAATATCCTTGGGATACAGACCTATTTCCTTATAGGTGTGATTTACTACGACCATCGGAATGTCCTTCAGGGTGAGGTGTGGGGTCACCATACGGAACAGGGATTTAATTTGCTTTGCGCGACTCATATCAGCGACCGACTTACCATCCATCGCATCTTCAACTTCTTTCTTCGAAGCCAAGTTACCAATCGAATCAATCACGATCATGACGCGCTCGCCACGTTCAATGTTGCTCAACTGCTGCATGATGTCAAACTTCAATTGTTCGACGTCTGTGATTGGAGTATGAACAACGCGATCGGTATCAATACCAAACGATGTGAAATAGTTTTGAGGAGTACCGAACTCTGAGTCATAGAAAAGAATGACAGAGTCAGGATACTTGTCTTGATATGCTTTTGCCATCAAGAGACTGAATGCAGTCTTAAAATGTTTACTCGGACCAGCCCACATCGTGAGACCAGGAGTAAAACCACCATCCAAATCACCAGAGAACGCAACGTTCACAACTGGGATGCTGGTTTGGATCATATCTTTTGCTGCGAAGAACTTGGACTTGGCAAGAATCGCAGTATCTTTGATCGTCGTATTTTTCTTTAACTTTTCAAGCAAACTCATGGTATTTCTCCATATTTGGGATACATCTATTATACACTACTTCAATTAAAAAAGCAATCCAGTGAATCAACCTTTTCACTCTGCCAATTAATGATAGAAAGGATGATATCAAGTGGTTCAAGAAATGATTTCTCAAACTGCAAATCATAGTCAATATATTGTTCAGCGCCAAGTTTCTTTGGAAGCGCAGATATAAATGCAAGAGTGTTATTGTTGAAGATATTTGGCTGTTTGAGATATACAAACTTAATCTTCTCACCCTCTTGTATTTCTTGATAGCGTTTATTGAGTTTCAATTCACGCAAGAAGTGATTGTACACCAACGCACCCTTCACGTGAATTGGTGTGCCTTTCTTAAAGATATTTGCAGCGTCAGCATACTCGCCAAGACCATTTACTGATCTTGGGAAAGAAATATCTTCAACTGGCAATTTTTTAAATTCTATTCTGAATTGCTCAATAAATTTGTGTAGATCATCCTGCGATTGAGTCATGATAATGTTAATTGCTTCTTTAATCTTCGCACGACAGGCGGATGGAGTCGATGATCGGATTGCAGAAATTCCCATCATTTTGAGTTTTGGTTTTGCATACGCAACACCTTCGCTATCATAGACGTTTAGAATATAATTCTTTTTTGCAACCCAGATGGCTTTGTCTGCAAGCGACTCTCGCTTCATTTCCATACGCTGTTGGAACGCATTGACATATTCTTTTAATTCATCGTAAGAAGCATCGATGAATGGCTGAATCTTCTCATCGCAAACCTTGTTCATAAACTTGATAACTTTCTTGGAATCAGAAGTATCAGGATATAATTTTTTGACCAAAGGACCCATGTTAAGATAAATCGAATCAGTATCAGAAGCGATGACATAGTCCTCATCTTGAGTTTTGAGGAGTTTATTCATATACTCATTAATCTTCTTCTCAATCCAACGAATGGACAACTGACCTGCAGTGGTGATACCTTCGGCGATACGAATATCAAAGAAGCGGAAGTATTGATTGCCCAACGCACCGTAAGCAGAGTTCAG